TGTTAGAATCTTTAATAATTTTGAAATGCCTATAGCGAAACGAAAGAAATTAATATTAAATGAAACAGAAGAATTAAAACGGTTTGGTAAATTTATAAAAGTAAATTATGGAGAATAGAAATAAAATAATTATTATGGAAGATATGATGCAAAAATACCATAAGAAATGCCAAAATGAGTTTGAGAGTAAATTTAAAAAAGCTTGTTTAATATGGGGTGTTGACTTAAACAACCATGAAGAAATTAAAAAAAGATGTGTAATAGTTCAAAAACCACATCCATATGGAGTTGATTTATTTGGATACGATGAAGTGAAAGAATTTCACATAGATGGTAAATTAGTAATGATGTTTACTGATTGGAAAATTGACCCAATAAACCCTCAAGACCCATTTAAAATGAGTATGAGTTTTAGATGTAGTGAAATAATTAAACCTAACCATGCCAAAAGATAAAAGAATAGACTTCTTAGAAAGACTACTAGAGAAGAAACAAAAGAAGCTGGATGAGGTTCAAGGAAAGATTGATTTCATCTACAACCAAGACACTACAACAGAAAAGACAAAGTTGTGGATAAGTAAACTGTTTAAAGAATAAAGACTATGACAAAGGAAGAAGAAATACTATATAAAAATGTAGATATAGAAGATTTAAAAGAAAGTACAATAGGTTATGTACTAAAGGCTATGCAACAATACGCAGACCAACAAACCAAAGACAAAGACAAGGAAATTGAAGAACTTCAAAATCAATTTAATGAATTAAGCGAACTAAGCACGTATAATATTCATAATAGTAATGGCTAAGTGTAAACAACGTGATTTTTAACGATAAAATATAGATAAAATATGATGACAGCAGAACAATTATTAAATAATACCAGCCACATGGATTGGTTGACTACCTCACAAAAAATGTTAGTAGAGGCAATGATGGAAACCTACAAAGAATTAGCACTTGAAGAAGTTAAAAATAATGTTGCTTTACATAATGTTAGCAATAGTTTTGTTTACATTGTTGAAGAAGCAAAAACACACAATGCTATAAGTTACTTATCAAGCTATGAAAAAGCACAAGAGGAAATAGTTAGATTGAAAGCACGAAGCAAAAAACTACATATAAACACCCAAAAGATATATTAGAATTATTGCTAACACAAATGTAAGTTTTCGTTTCAATGAAACTTACAAACTGTTAGACCACGTTTTAATGAATGGTAAATAAAACAAATAACAATAAGACTATGACAAAGGAAGAACAATTTTTATGGGATGAAGTAGGAGTAACACCACAAACCCACAGCGATATTGATGACATGATACCAACTATTAACGGAGGTATTAAGATAAGTAATTTATTAAAAAAATACGCAGACCAACAAACCAAAGACAAAGACAAGGAAATTGAAGAACTGAAAGGGATAATACACGAGCATCCTGCAGATTTACACAGGGAATATAATAACGGTGTAGAAGATTCTTTAGAAGAAATAACCCAACTAAAAACCCAACTAAAAGAAAAGAGCGAGGAAGTGGAGAGGTTGAAAGAAAATTTAAACAATCAAATAATTACAGTGGTAAAAGAACATCCAATAGAAGTAGTAAAAGATACTTACTGGAGGGGTGTGAAAATAGGATTAGAAACAAGTTTAAATCTACTAAACAACCAATAGAAAAACAAAACAAATGAAGACTCTAACAGAAATTACAAGCAACCTTATAGGAGCTTTAGACAAATACGAAAGCCTACCCCTTGACGATGTAAGAGAATTAAGTGAGATTCTAAGAGTGTTAGATGTAAATTTATCTTACCTTGTATTCGTTAGGGATGAGTACTATAACAAATTTCAAAGCACTTACTTTAATTCAGAAGCTAAAACACACGCAGGAAAGGAGAGAGAAAGCGAGCAGAGAGTTCCTGAGCTGGACAAGATAAGAAAGGTACTAAGACATTTTGGAGAGACACAGAAGAGTATAAGAAGTCAGATTAGTTTAAGAAAAAGTCAAGATAGATAATTATGAGCAGTACAAACAGAGGGTATAATAGACATAAGTCAGATTATTACGTAACACCTAAAAAAGATGTAAGAGAGTTTTTAAAACACTTCACGCAGATAGAAGATTTAAGTAATGATTTACTACAGGATTTAAGATGGTTAGATCCTTGTTGTGGTGGAGATATAAAAAACGATGCTACTTATTTAAGTGTAATAAAGGAGTTATACAACCCTGCTAACACATTAGGTATAGATATTAGAGAAGATAGTAAGGCAGATGCTATAGGGAACTTCTTACACCTAGAGGATATTTTACCTAAAGTAGATATAGTAATTAGTAATCCTCCATTTTATTTAGCAGAGGAGTTTATAAAACATTCACTAGAGACTGTGACTCATGGCGGGTATGTAATAATGTTACTTAGGTTAAATTTCTTTGGAAGCAAAAAGAGAAAGCCTATATTTGAACACACTATGCCTTATAGCTGTTATGTACATCATAAAAGAATATCCTTTATGAATGGTGCTACAGATAGTATAGAGTATGCTCATTTTGTATGGAAGAAGGGAGTGAATAATGATTACTGTAAAACTTATGTAATATAATGCCACGCTGTAAGATATGTAAAGATAAATTTGAGCCTAAGTACTTCCTTCAAAAGACTTGTTTAGAGCCTATATGTGTTTTGGGATGGAGTAAAAAACTTATAGAGAAAGAATGGAAGAAAGAAAAGAAAGCTATCAAAGAGAGTTTAAAAACAAATGCAGACCATGTAAGAGAGTTACAAGTAATCTTTAATAAGTTTATAAGACTAAGAGATAAGGACAAAGGTTGCATAAGTTGTGGTACTGCGTTAGTAAATAAGTATGATGCAGGTCATTATAGAAGTGCAGGAGGAAACCCTGAGTTAAGATTTAAAGAGTCTAATGTACATGGTCAATGTGTTTACTGCAACCAGCATAGGCATGGAGCATTGATAGACTATCGTAAAGGATTAATAAAAAGAATAGGACTAGAAGAGGTAGAACTACTAGAGAATCATATAATACCTATGAAGTATTCTATACCTGAGTTGATAGAGTTGAAAGTAATTTATAGAGATAAAATTAAACAACTAAACAAATGAAAGTAACCGATAAGATAACACTAACAAACGAAGATAACATGGAGTTAATGGCACGTTATCCAGATAATCATTTTGATTTAGCTATTGTAGACCCTCCTTATGGGATAGAAGTACAAAAGCAAGGTAAATTTGGAAATAAGAAAGACTCTAAAGAATGGGATAATAATAGACCTGATGTGTTATATTTTTTTGAACTTAGAAGAATATCAAAAAATCAAATTATTTGGGGAGGAAATTACTTTACAGATATGCTTTTACCTAGCAGATGCTATTTAATATGGGATAAGCAAAATGGTAGTAATGATATGGCAGATGCTGAATTAGCTTGGGCGTCATTTAAAACTAGTGTAAGAATGTATAGAGGGCATATTTTCAAGGGTATTGGCTGTGCTAATTACAAATCTATACATCCCACTCAAAAACCCGTTAAACTATACGAATGGATTTTAGATAACTACGCAAAGAAAGGAGACAAAATACTAGATACTCATTTAGGTAGCGGAAGCATAGCCATAGCTTGTCACAATAGAGGCTTTGAGTTAGCAGCTTGTGAACTTGATAAGGAGTATTATGAAGCCTCAATAAAAAGATTCAAACAACAGACAGCACAACAAACAATGTTTTAGTATGATTATAGACAACTATATAATAACAGTTATAGTAGTATATTCTATAGCCCACTTCTTTATAGTTAATCCTATTTTAAGATGGTTATTTAGAGTTAATAAATAATTTGTATATTTGTCAGCGTGTCAATCATCAATCAGATATACGCAGATAAAAAATATCTATTAGCTTGTAAGAAGATAGCAGGACAGAACGGAGACGACTTGCTCCAGCACGTAAGCTTAATGTTATTGGAGAAAGAGAACAAAGGCACGTTAACTTATGACAGCACAAAGAACCTATACACTTACTTCTATAGGATAGCTAGAAACGAATATGTAAACAAAAAGAACTCCTTTCATAAGCTGTACGTATCAACTACATTTACTACAGCAACACCTTCAGAAGAAGAAGACACAATAGAAGCCAACCCTTTAGACAGTCTCGACACTTACGCAAGAACACCAAGCACTACAAAGGGCGAAAAGTTTATAAAAGAAGTTTATCTAGAATGCACTAAGCCCAACTTTAAAGGAGTAACAACGTTAAGCTATCAAACAGGCATTAACAAGATGACTATTTACGCAGCACTACAACGCTTTAAAAAATCCTATGACAATCATATCAACAATACTACTACTGTTTAACTCGGTAGTCTTAACAAAGATGAACCACGAGTTTAAGTATGGCTTAGGACAAATCCCTATTAAGCCTTTCAACTGTTTCACTTGCCTAAACTTTTGGACTACAACAACTTTAAGTTTGCTAGTCTACTTTAATTTACTTAACTTTGACACACTAATACTAATAACAATCTCAACAATAGGATACTTAATCGGATCATGGGTTGAAGAAAATTACTTCTAATGAATAAAGAAATATACATCAAAGCACTTCCAAAATGTACAGATATAGACACTCTCTACATAATAGTACATGGAAACCACGTAGGAAACATGATAAGAGTAAACCACAAGCAAAAGCTCTTATTAGAAGACGCTCATAAATACATAGGTAAAGGAGCAATCAACAAGAATTGTAAATCATGCCTAGCTAAAGCATCACAAGTAATCTACGCTTACATAGAACAATACATTCCAGCAACTACTTACGAAAGAGTAGAGAAGAAAGTAACTAAGAAGAAGGTTGTTAAGAAGGCGGAGCCTTGGCAAGAGAAAGCGATGAAAGCAGCCTTTGTTGATGATGATAATCTAAAAGCTATACTAAACGACTTTGAACCAGGGGAAATAATAGTTTCCAACCTTAAATGGGCAGACCTAAAGAAGTACGCAACCTCTAAAGGAGTAAAAGTATATAAGAAGAACAGAGAACAAATATTAAAAGAGTTAGGAGTATGAAATTAATTACAAAAATACTAACCTACAAAGTAAATTTAGTTGCTTTAATAGTAGGTCAAACAATAGGAATAATAATTACAAAGTATTTATTTTAATAAACAATATTTAACCAGGGGGATGTCTACTTAGTATTTGGACGAACGGTAGACTCCCTTTTTGCAATTATGGCTAAACACAAATACATAGAGACACCAGAGAAGATGTACGAACTCTTCGAAGCTTATGTAGCTCATGTAGAGGCTAACCCTAGAACAAAGAACGTGTACGGAGGTAAAGACTTCGATAAGCAAGTAGACCAACTTAAGACCCCTCTTACCTTAGTAGGGTTCTATAACTACTGTAGAAAGAATGCTAGTGCTGTACACCATTACTTTGAAGACTCTGATAAGAGGTACGAAGATTATAGGGGTATCTGTCGCGCGATTAAGGATGAAATACGCCAAGATCAGATAGAAGGAGGGATGTGTGGACAGTATAACCAAAGCATTACACAGAGGCTTCAGGGCTTAAAAGAACAAGTAGAACAAACCAATATAGAGCAGCCTTTATTCGGAGAGGATGAATAGTTGTCTCCACCCCGTGCAACAAGTAGACTAACCAACTGATAACCAAGTATGTTTAAATATACTACTGCAATCAAAAAGATACGCAAATTAACCAAGCGTAAGAAAGTAGTACAAGGCGGAACATCAGCAGGCAAGACATTCGGGATACTTCCCATACTTATAGACAGAGCAACCAAGCAAGCAGGCTTAGAGATTAGTGTAGTATCTGAATCAATACCACACCTAAGAAGGGGAGCGTTAAAAGACTTCCTTAAGATAATGCGGATAACTGGAAGGTATATCCAAGGCAACTACAACAAATCCCTATTAACTTATACATTCTCCAACGGTTCATACATTGAGTTCTTTAGTGCAGACATGGAGGATAAACTAAGAGGAGCTAGAAGAAACATACTATACATTAACGAGGCTAACAACGTAGACTTTCAAAGCTACCACCAACTAGCCATAAGAACAAGTAAAGAGATATTCTTAGACTTTAACCCTACACAAGAGTTTTGGGCGCATACTGAAGTATTACAAGAGCCTGACAGCGAACTATTAGTTTTAACCTACTTAGACAACGAGGCACTACCTGAAAACGTCTTAGGGGAGATTAACAACGCTATAGAGAAAGCAAAGACTTCAAGCTATTGGGAGAATTGGGTGAATGTTTATGTACACGGTCAGATAGGAAGTCTCCAGGGGGTTGTGTTTGATAATTGGGAAGAGATAGCAGAACTACCAAAGGAAGCAAGGTATATTGGAATGGGGTTAGATTTTGGTTATACAAACGATCCGAGCGCTTGTACTGCATTATATGAATGGAATGATAAGATAATACTAGACGAGGTTTTATACTCTAGTGGTTTACTTAATTCAGACATTGCAAGAGAGGTTATAAAATACAATGACGGCTTCCAAGAGATAACAGCAGATTGTGCAGAGCCTAAAAGTATTGACGAGTTATCAGGGTTAGGCTTAGATATTATGCCAAGTGAGAAAGGAGCAGATAGTATAAGGTTTGGGATAAGCATAATGCAAGAACACAGCTTTTTAATAACCAAGAGAAGTACTAACATCATCCAAGAGTTTAGAAGTTACGCATGGGCAACAGATAAGACAGGAAAGCAAACTGGTAAACCTGAAGACAGAAACAACCACGCTATTGACGGGATACGTTACAAGATGGTAGACAAGTTCAACGGCAAGTACGGAGGTAATTATTCAGTCTCTAGAATATAGCCTATTTATAATCATTCTAAATAATATGTATTTAATTATTGTTATCTTTGGGGTATGGAAGACAAGAAAGACAAGAAAGAAACAACACGACTACACCAAGCACTAGCTTTAGTAATAATGGCTTCTCTATTTTATGGAGGTTATAAGTTAATTATGTGGATGGTATGGTAAAGGTATCTATTATCATACCCTTCTCAACTAATCGCGGATGGTTAGACGATGCAATCCAAAGCATTAAAGACCAAGACTACGAAGGAGACGTTGAGTATATCCTAAGCCAAAGCGAGAACGGAGTATGCTACAACATCAACAAAGGATTTGAAGAAGCAGACGG